TCATTCCGGCTGCTAATATCAAGGCTTCTATCTACGACGGTTCTAAAGGACAAAAAAAAGGGAAAGTTGCATTGTCCAGAATTGTTAACTCCACTCTAATAATTTCCCCGTTTGAACCTCCAATTAAGTGTAAGATAGATGGTAAATTAAAAGAAATTACTCTTGAAGACATCAAAGCCAATGATTGGATTTATGTGTGCGGAGCTGTTGTTACGGGCCGTAGAGTAGACCGTTCTCGTACCCAACTGCCAATAGGCTGGGAATTGGAGTTTGAAGTTATGACAAAGAACGACGACTTAACCAAAGAGGATATAAAAGCTCTTTTGGTCTCGGCGGGTGAATCGGCTGGTATTGGTGATTGGAGGCCGTCAGCGCCTAAAAAGCCTGGCATATTTGGTACCTTTAATGTCGTTACCTTTGAGTAATTCGTGGCAAGGCCTGGCCGGGCAAGGCGAGGCAGGGCCTGGCAGGGCGTGGCATGGCAAGGCGAGGCAAGGCGAGGTTAAATGGAGAAATTATGACAACAAACACAATGTTCAAACCAAAGAATGAAAAGGCGTATTGGGAAATGCTCTATGATTATATTGTTGACAAAGAGTTGGGAGACTTGGTTACTTATGAGGAGATTGGAGAAGCCATTGGCAAGGAAGTTGATAACAGTCGACATTACATCTATCGGGCTAACAAAGAACTAATGGTCAAGAAAAACAGGATGTTAGAAGTAGCGCCAAACGAAGGGTACAGAATAGTGGAAGGGGTAGAAATGTATAAAGGAGCAGATGCTCATAAAACAAGGTCAAAGCGACAGATTAAACAATCTACCTTTATAGCGACTCATATTGACACTGCTGTATTGACTCCTGACCAAAAAACTACTCTAAGTAACTTCTTGATGCACAACCAGGAGATTGCCAATGTTCTTAACCAGAAAGTAGATCGGGCTGGAGTTGCTACTCAGTATGCGGCTATGGCAGGAAAGCGGGCGTTAGATGCAGCTGAGTTTACTCTCGAAGAGTTGACTCAATTAAAGGAAATACTTAAAACCAAGAAAGTCTAAGTAGATCTATTCGTGGCATGGCAGGGCGAGGCAGGGCCAGGCGAGGCAAGGCAAGGCCAGGCGAGGCAAGGCAAGGCTAGGCTAGGTTGCAATAGTAACTTGATTATGGGTATAATCTAGTTATTGGAAACACAACAACGACAGACAATCCCTTTTCCGAATTGGGAGGAAATGTATCCACATCAAAGAGCCGTACTTCAGTCTCCTCAGCGGTTCAAAGTTTTAGTGTGGCATCGGCGTGCCAGAAAAACCACTACGGCTGTGACGGAACTCATAAAACAAAGCCAGTACCGAGTTGGAGCCTATTGGCACATTTTTCCTACGTACTCCGAAGCTAAGGATGCGGTATGGCGTGATCCTAATATGTTGTTTAGGATAATTCCCCCAGAGCTTATTAAAAAGAAAAATGAGCAGGAACTAGTTTGCTACTTCCATAATGGATCCTACATACAGCTTAAAGGGGCAGATGATCCGGACACTTTGCGTGGAGCTGATTGTAAAGGGGTAATTATGGATGAGTTTGCCACTATGAAATTTGAAGCCTGGCAAGTGGTGGAACCAATACTCAGGGCCAACGATGGTTGGGGTTGGTTTATTGGTACACCTCGTGGTAAGAATCATCTATACAAGTTTTTCCTTAGAGGCGGTGGTGATAATCCAGAATGGAAAAGTTCCATTATGAGGGCTTCGGAGTCAGGAGTAATACCTGCTAATGAATTGGAAGAAGCTAGAAAATCAATGAGTGAAAACTTTTACCAACAGGAATGGGAATGTGCTTGGTTGGAGGGGGAAGGGAGTGTTTTTAGGGGTGTCAAAGAGATTATGACTTCTACGCCGCATGAACCTAAGGATAATCATTTATATATAATTGGGGCTGACTTGGCTAAATTGAGGGACTTTACGGTTTTGACCGTTTACGATACTGCCATTAATACCCAGGTCTATCAGGATAGATTTAGAAGTTTGGAATGGGGTTTTCAAAAGAAAAAAATCAAAGCGTTATCAGAGCACTACAATAAAGCATTGTGTGTTATTGATGCGACTGGAATTGGAGATCCGATCTGTGATGATCTCCTAAGAGATGGTGTTCCTGTAGAGCCATTTAAAATAACTGAAACTACCAAGAAAGAGTTAATTGAAAAGTTAAGTATTTGGATTGAACAAAAGAGGATACGTATGTTACCATTAGAACAAACACAGAAAGAATTTGAGTACTTTACTTACAAGATAGGAGAGACTGGTAAAGTACATTATGGAGCACCGCAGGGAGAGGAGTACTTTGATGACATTGTTATCTCTCACGCCTTAGCAGTATATAAGTTGCAACCATTGTATCGGGAGAGTATAGTTAAGCCAAGAGGGTTAATTGGTAAACATTATGATAGACTCAAAGCAAGCCAGTATGAAGATACAGTCGAAGCTAGGGAATGGCAAGAGTGGTCAGACTTCAATTAGTCAAGTTGAAGCCTTGGCGGCATTATATGACTTTGATGATCTGATGTCTCGTTGCCTTACCCAACACCTTTACTTATCCTTAGGTGGTATTGGTAAAGCGATAAAAGAGAATGTTGACTTTTCAGGCAATGGATTAGAGTTTGGTTTGGAAAAACGTTACATAACCCCAGAAGTTTTATCTACATTAAAATCATTTGCTCCACCAGAGGCTGAATTTACGGAAAATGGTTTTACTTACAAATTTGGAGATGTACCTATTAAAGTTACTTTTATAGGCAGGAAGTATCGGTTCTTTGAGCATCCTGAAAAATTGGTTTATGGTGTGGGGGAATTTTTCATTCCTAATCCATTTGAGAAATATTACAAAGCGAGATGGATAATACAATAATTACATTTATTATATTAGGTTTAATAATTCTGGCAATATTGGGTTATCATGCGTTCTATGTAAGAGAGACTAATAAAGAAAAGACTAAGTTAATAAACGCTTTAATTTCTAAATCAGCTACAGAACTTAGGGATTTGGAATTGACTGAAAAAGTTAGACCAATCAAAGCAGAAATACCCAAAGAGCCTGATCTAATACCTGAGTCAGAACTTAACGATGATGAGTTTATGGAGAAAGTTATTGGTAAGGAGATTGGCTAATGGCTAAAAGTTTAGTGGGTATCTATTCTACAAATAGGCAAGACAGCGTCCAGATAGGAGCTACGGTAGATGATTTAATGACTAGTGCTAGGGATGCCCGTAGATCATTTGAGAGACGATGGTATGATAATAATTTTTTTGATGATGGTTTCCACTTTCGCTATCTAAGCAGACAGCAAAATAAAATAATTGATTTATCGGATCGAAGCACTATTTATAATCCCCTTCGGGCTATTCCCAAATCTAGCAAACAAATTAGGGGTATGGCTAACCTTTTACTTAGCCAAGATCCAATACCTGTTATCTACCCAGAAAAAATAAACGTTGGCGCTTATCCTCCTGTCATGGCCCCAGATCCAGAAACAGGTGAAATGGTGGAAGGCCCAAACCCAGAATACCAAGAAGCGGTTAAAGGGGCTAAGCTTGTAGCTAAATTATCAGGTCATTGGGTAGAGGAGGAGTTTAGGAAACAGGATGTAAGTGAAAAGTTATCTTTAATGGTGATACTAGCCGCAAAGCATGGTATTTCCTTTATGCAGATATGGCCTGATGCTGTTAGAGAACAGATAAGAACTCAAGTTTTTGATGCTTTTGATGTTTATGTAATGGGAAGTGTTACTGAACTTAGCGATAGTCCTTTTGTTATTAAGACTCAACGCAGAACTATATCAGAAATTAAAGCAGATGAAAGATTTGATCCTAGCCAGGTAGATAAAATTAGTCCTGATAACCGCCATGCTTCAAGTGAGATAAAAGAAAGTTATATGAAAGCTAGACATGGTGGTATGTCTAATCCAGAATCGGTAGCGACTGTAACCGAAAAGGAATATTTTATTAAAGAATATTTAAATGAAGATAATTCAGCTAGGATACGTAGACAAAAAGATGGCGGTGAGATATTGCAGGGTAAAGAAACAGGTGATGTGGTTATGCGTCATGGTTTTGTGGAAGGTAATATCGGGGTATTAGATGAGTATGTTGACCTTCCTGACTATCCTTTAGTTGATTTCAGATTTGAACCAGGGCCGCTTTACCAAGTTCCTATGATAGAAAGATTTATTCCTTCAAATAAATCATTGGATTTGGTAGTTTCGAGGCTGGAAAGATACATTCATACTATGGTAACAGGGGCTTGGATGAAAAGACAGGGGGAACAGTTTGATATTAACAATACCGCAGGTGGTCAAATTATAGAATATCAGGCTACACCGCCTGTTCAAGCTCAGATTGCTAATATGCCTAATTTTGTCTTTAATTTTATGAATCTTCTCACTAATTTAATTGAAGAACAGGGTGTATCAACCAGTATTCTAGGAAAGGTGCCAACAGGGGTTAGGAGTAATGCCGCTTTGGAAACAATTAAAGAAAGTGAGTACGCAAACCTAGTAATTTCTTCCAGAAGGTTGAAAAATACAGTTAAGAGGGTCACTGAGAAGTTTTTTGACTTAGCAGATAGGTATTTTGTTAATCCTCAAACGTCATATTACCTTGAAAAAGGTGAACCTCAATATTTTGATATAATAGGAGCAACAGCTTTGGATAAAAGACAAGCCTTAGGTGTGGAGACACCAGGAGAAGTTGTACCCCTGGGTAAGGATTATAGGGTAGATGTTCAAGTTGAATCTGGACTGGGTTACACCAAGGAAGGACAGAAGGCAGCTGCAAAGGAATTGGGAGATTTCATTGTGCAAATTGCCAATATTGGGTTACTCAGTCCAGAATTTACTCAAATATTTATAAGGAAACTGATGGATTTGTACGGATTTGGTGTTACCCAAGAGATTATGGAGGCTTTAGAGCAAGGTGTTTCCAGTAGCCAGATACAGGAAAACCAAATTCAACAAATGAAGACAGCTATGGCGGAAGTAATGCAAGATACAGGAGCAGTTTCTTCACCTGAACAAAGAGTTCAGGAAGGTAAAGTGGCTACTGCCGAAGCTTTAGCAGATATTCAAAAAGGAGGTGACTGATATGCCATTTCAGTCTGAGGCACAGAGAAGGTTTATGTGGTCAAAACACCCAGAAATAGCTAAGAAATGGGCTCATGGAAAACATAGTAAGAAAAAAAAGAAATATGGTACTTATAGTAAGGAGTCTATAGAGATGGCTAGAAGTAAATAATATGGCAAAACCAGTAGCTTTTATTGAACAAACTATAATATTTGATCCAAGTGAGACTTTTTCTCATTTATATCAATTTGAGGCTAAATTTGCTGAATTTTTGAAGATAAACGGCCTTGAAGCTGAAGTAATGGAGCCTTATGGTAACACCACTAGAAGGGTTTTGTTTATACGTAAAATTGAAGAAATTGAACCTGTAGAACTACCAAAACCAGAAGTTAAAGGGCCTCAGCAATCTATGAAGGACTTGAAAAAGGGATTGAAATGAAATGGCAACTCAGAACGCTAGACAAGACGAAAATCAGTTCCAAACTACTACTTATGTAGCGGGTACCTCTGGTACTGCGGCAGTTGGTACTGAAGATGTAGTACAAGGCAGAGCTGATTCGAGTACAGGTGCTCAGTACGTTTACAACCTAGGGCCAGCAGGAACTACCGCTCAGGTTTTAACTGGCGGAACTTTGAATGTTCTTGAAGCTGGTACTTTCACAGCAGAACAGACTGTTGCTCCTGCGGTTAATACTTATGGTACCAGTGGTACTTTAGTTTCTGAAGCAGTAGGGACGATTGTAAATTACACGGCAGGAACAGCTTTTAAGTTGCGAGGATTTTTAGCTACAGGATCAGGTCAAGGCTACTTTACTTTAGAAATTGGTGTTGGTACTATAACCTATTTTTATAGAACTAACATTGCTGATAAGGTAGCTCAGGTGGTTTTACCAAACCCTATGACAATACCTTCTTCAACAGCAGTAATATTAAAAGTACAAAATGAAAATGGGGACTCTCAAACCTTTGAGGGTCAGATTCTTGGTGAATAATGGATCAAAAACCAAACTTGCAAGTAGAGTTAAAGAGATTAGAAGTTGAACGTGATGCTATGAACCTTAATTTGCGAAGGGCAGAATTACGTATATTAGAAGTGGAAGATGAAAAATTACGTATTTACGATAATATTGAAGCTACTAAAAAAGAGGTAGCTAATTTAGATAACGCAGTAAAGAAGTTAAAAGAAACAGTTGACAAACAAAAGCAAGAGTAATAGAATTTAATTAGCAAGATAAAAGCTTGCCACAGATCGTGAATTAGAAGGCGCTCCAAGTGAGCGCTATTTTTATTAACAATTATGGCAGATCAATATACACCACTTCCGGTAAAAACTAAAACAGCTGGCGATATA